GCGACGGCGGAGCAAACGCTGGAGAGCGTTCGGATGATCCAGACCTACCTGATGGAGCGTGAGCGATGAGCTTTCATGAGCACCTGCGTGAACATCGACGGTTGGTGATCCTGCGCTGCCTGTCCGAGCTGCCCACCAACCGCACCAACAGCTCGGTGCTGTTCGATGCGGTCAACCACTACGGTGTGACCTCGACGCGTGACGAGGTGCGCACCGATGTGGCGTGGCTGGCCGAGCAGGGTCTCCTGCGAGTCGAAGCGCTGACCGATCACGTGCAGCTCGCCGTGCTGACGGAGCGCGGCGCGGACGTTGCGGCCGGGCGTGCGTTCGTGCCTGGTGTTCGCAAGCCCGGACCGAGGTGAGTCATGGGACGGAAGAGCGCGGTCAAGACCGCACCGGACCCGATTCGCTCCGCCATCGAGCGCCTGCTTCGAGAAGATCGGTTCTCGCTGGATGAAGTGGTGCGCATCCTGCGCGAACAGTTCCCTGAGCACATCGAGCGGCTGCCGAGCCGATCGTCGATCGGCCGGTACCGGCAGTCGATGAACGAACTCGTGAGTCGCATGCGAGAGATCGACACGGTTTCGCGTGCGGTCGTGGCCGAGCTTGGCGAATCGCCGGACGAGCGGGCCGGTGCGTTGCTCACGCAGACGATCACGGCGCTTGCTACGCACGTGGCGCTGAAGGTGAGCGAAGACCCGGACAACGCGTCGATCGGCGACGTCAAAGAGCTGGCGCGTGCGACCCGCAATGTGATGGACGCGCGGCGTGTCGGCCTGAAGGAACGGCAGGAGATCGAGGCCGCCGCCCAGCGCAAGCTCGTTCGCGAGCAGCAGTCGAAGCTGGATGGCATGGTCAAGCGCGGAGCAATGTCCGCCGAGACGCTGGCACGCATCCGCACTGAGGTCTACGGACTGGCGCCGCAATGACGTCTCCAGCCCTTCCGCTCTACGGGTATCAGCGGCGCTACCTGCGAGACCCGTCGCGCTTCAAGATCGCGATGTTCGCGCGGCAGACCGGCAAGACCTTCACCACCACACTCGAGGTGGTCGACGACGTCATGCAGGCCATCGTAGACGGCAGGCGCGAGCGCTGGGTGATCCTGAGTCGCGGTGAGCGCCAGGCGCGAGAGGCGTTCAAGGAAGGCGTGATGCGGCACGTGCAGGCGTACAGCCTGTCGGCCCGGGAGATCGAGGGCGAGTTGCAGGGCGACGAGGGCACCTACAACCAGCTCGAGGCGGAGTTCCCCGGCGGGAGTCGCATCATCGCTCTGCCTGCGAACCCGGACACCGCGCGCGGCTATTCGGCCAACGTGTTCCTGGACGAGTTCGCGATCCACCAGGACAGTCGCGCGATCTGGGGTGCTCTTTTCCCCGTCGTGAGCGCGGGCCACAGGATCCGCATCGCCAGCACGCCGAAAGGGCGGAAGAACAAGTTCTACGAGCTCTGGACCACGGAGAAGGGCCAGTGGAGCCGGCATCGGGTGGATATCCACCAGGCCGTCGCCGAAGGGCTGCCGCGCAACATCGCTGAGCTCCAGGAGAACCTCAACGACGACGAGCTGTGGCGCCAGGAGTACCTGCTCGAGTTCGTGGACGAGGCCACCGCGTACCTGCCGTGGGACCTGATCAACAGCTGCGAGCACGTGCTGGCCGGCGATCCGGCCCGCTACGAGGGCGGCGAGTGCGTGGTCGGCGTCGATATCGGCCGGCATCGCGATCTCTTCGTGATCCAGGTGCTCGAGGCGGTCGGCGATGTCTGGTGGCATCGCGAGGAGATCACTTTGCAGCGCGCGAGCTTCGCCTTGCAGGACGAGGCCCTGGACGACGTGATGCGCCGCTACCGGGTCTCGCTCTGCCAGATGGACCGGACCGGCATGGGCGAGAAGCCGGTCGAGGATGCGCAGCGCCGTTACGGCTCGCGCGTGCAGGGCATCGCCTTCTCGCCGCCTGCGAAGCAGCGCATGGCGACGGCCAGCAAGCGGGCCTTCGAGGATCGGCGAGTCCGCATCCCGAGCGGCCACGATGAGCTGCGCAACGATCTGCACAAGATCAAGCGCGAGCTCGGCAACAGCGAGATCCCTCGCTTCGTGGCTGACCGAGACGAGGACGGCCATGCCGACCGGGCCTGGGCCATGTTCCTGGCGCTGGATGCGGCGATGGCGCCGCGCCAGCAGGCGGCCGGTGCAACGGTCGACCCGGAACCCGATGTGCTCGAGCCGACCCGCACCAGCGTCTTCGGTCGCCTGCGTGAGGCGATGTTCGGCCGAATTCGCGAGCGACCGCGCAGAACGGCCCAGGAGCGCGCGAAGCGCCTTGGGGCCATCTCGCTACCCGACAAGCCGGAAACGGGCGCCTGACCCTGTCCGGAACGTGCCCCGGAGGCCCTAGATGAGCTTCATCCAGTCCGTGATCCAGTTTTTCGGCTTCGATCGCATGGTCGAGGCCGCTGGCTCGACGATCGATAACGACGATCACCAGTGGCGGCGCCTGACCGGCGATCTCGAGCGCGACCTGCTGCCCGTCACCCAGCAGCGCATGCAGAAGCTGGCGATCCACCTTTGGGAGCGCAATGGACTGGCCAACCGCCTGGTCGAGTTGCCGGTGGCCTACATGGTCGGCAAGGGGTGCCGAATCACGTGCTCGGACGAGGGCGCCCAGCAGGTCATCGACCGCCACTGGAAGGACGGCCTCAACTGCTGGGATCTTAAGCTCACCAAGCGCGCTCGCGAACTGGCCCTGTTCGGCGAGCAATGCTGGATCGCGTTTCGGTCTGCCTCGGGCTTCGTGCGCTTCGGCTATCTGGATCCTGCGCTGATCGAGGAGGTCATCCTCGACCCGGACAACATCGAGCAGCCCATCGGCATCCGGACGATCGCGGACACGAGCGGCCGCCAGCGGCAGTATCGAGTGATCGTCAACGTGGCTGAGGCCGCATTCGGCGCCGCAGCCCGTGCCGCGCGAGATGCGATGACCGATGGCGAGTGCCTTTTCTTCCGCGTGAACGACCTTGCGGCCGGCGGACGCGGCCGCTCCGACCTGCTGCCGCTGATGGACTGGCTGGACGCCTACGACGAGTTCCTTTACGGCGAGCTCGACCGCGCGGATCACCTGCGCAACTACGTGTGGGACGTGACGATCAAGGGTGCTACACCGGAAGAGGTTGAGGCGCGTGCCAAGAAGATCGGCGCACCGGCGCCGAACTCGGTGCGTGTGCATAACGACTCCGAGGAATGGCAGGCCGTCTCGCCGAACCTCGCGAGCTACGAGGCCGCCGCGGGTGCGCGGCTGTTCCGGAACCACATCCTGGGCAGCCGCAGCCTGCCGCCGACCTGGTTCGCCGATGGCGAGGACGCGAACCGTGCCAACAGCCAGAGCATGGCCGAGTCCACCGAGCGGGTGCTCGAGACTCGCCAGGCCTACCTGGGCTACATGCTGGTTGAGACCATGCGCTACGTGCTCCGATCGGCCTGGGGCGTGCTCGACCGTGAGCCCTCGGCCGAGCAGAGCGAGGTGCTCGACAGCGTCCGCGTCGAGTGGCCGGCGCTGACCGCGCGCGACACCACCCGCTACGCCACGGCCTTCCAGCAGGCGGTGGTCGCCGGCGCGCAGGCGATCGCCGACAACCTGCTCACCCGTCGCACGGTCGTCGCACTGCTGGCCTCGCTGGCCGCGCAGATCGGCGTGGAGGTGGACGTGGACACGGAGTTGGCCGCGGCGCTCCGGCAACGTGCCGAAGGCGGCGATGATCCCGGCCAGTTCGAGCCGGCCGATCTGGACACGACGCCGGACGAGCCGCTCGACGCATGACGCCGATCGAGGCCTATCGCGCTGAGCTGCGCCGGCAACTGGCGGCGCTGCCGCGGCTACAGCGAAGCACGATCACGCGCGTGGTGGCCGAGCTCGAGCAGGCTCGGCGGCAGGTGCTGGCCGAGATCGCGGTGATGACCAATGCTGGCGCCCGGGCCTCGCGTGAGCGATCGCTAGCGGAGATCGAGCGCCAGTTGCAGGGGTGGAGTGCCGCCGCCTCCCGGATCGGCGGCGAAGCCGCGTCCGTCGCCTGGCGGCAGGGGCTCGCGATGGTGGCAGCACCACTGGCCGCCGCCGGCCTCGGTCGTGGGCTCGGAGCCCAGGTGGATGCACGCGCGCTCGCATCGATCCAGTCGGTGCTCACGAGTCGCATCGCCGGCGCCAGTACGGAGGTCATCCGCCAGATCGACCAGGTGTTGCTGCAGGTGCTGATCGGAACGCGGCCGCAGAGCGATGCGATTACCCGGATATCCGAACTGCTGGGCAGCACCAGGCGACGCGCGCAGACCATTCTCTTTACCGAGCTCGGCCGTGCGCATGCGATGGCCAATCACGCCGCGATGCTGGAAGCTGCCGAGCAGATTCCCGGGCTGCGAAAGCGCTGGCTGCGCAGCGGCAAAAAGCACCCGCGGCCCTCGCACTTTCGGGCACACAACCAGATTGTCCTGGCCGCTCAGCCCTTCGTGATCGAAAACGTCCGGCTGATGCATCCGCGCGATCCGGCGGCGCCGGCAAAACACACGATCAACTGCGGCTGCATGTCGGTGCCGGTGGTTGATGGAAGCACCTTCGGTGCCTCGAATGCTCGTTTCGACACCCGCAATCCGGAATCCGATGTCGTGATGGTCCGGAGGGATGAGGCGACGTCGGCTGAAATCGCGATGGGTGTCGCGTTGTCGGCGACGGATACCGCAGTTGCCGGAGTAAGCGCAGGCGCGTCGATCATGTCCCTTGAAACACTTCGGCAGGCCGTTGGGCCGAGTCGTTCCATCGCCTTCGAGCGCTCTGTCGAGAGGGGTATCACTGCGGGGCTGGATTCGGACATGGCGATGGCGCTGGCCTATTACTTCGAGCACGGGCGAGCCATCAACGCCGCGCTGCGGGATGGTTTGGAATCAACGGCCGACCTCAGTCCCGAGTTGATGGCAGCGGTACTCGCCGGAATCGATCGTGGCCTTTCCCGGCTCCAGCCCGCCAGCGGCACGGTAAACCGGTTTCTTCCGTATCGGTCCCGTGGTGACGAGCGGGCCATCCTGGACACTTTCACGCCAGGCGCCGTCCTGGACGTACCGGAGTACCTGAGCGCGACGGTCAACGAGCGCTGGATGCGAGACCCACGTTACGTTTTCCGCATCGAGCTGGCTGAGCCCACCCGTGGGCATCTGGCTGCGCCGCTGAGCGACTTCCCTGAAGGTGAAGTCTTGTTCGCCCGAGGGACGCGGTTTACAGTGCTCGAGCGTCGACGCCGCGCAGGCGTCTGGCGCATTCGCCTTAGGGAGTTGCCGTGAGCCGCATGTATCGGATCAGCGAGATGCCCGGTCTGACCGACGAGCAGCGGCGCGAGCTGATCGAGCTCGCGGAGGGCGAGGACTGGGAGTCGGATCTCGACACCTTCGACAACCTCCGGGCCTTTCTCGAACAGGATCTTGCCGAGGCGGCATCCAGGGTCGTCGTCGACCAGCCGCCGGCTTACCTCGAGCGCGAGCCGGACCCCTATCGGACCTTCCGTCCGGCCCGGCGCTGATCTTTGACCCGGGTCACAAGACCCGCCGTCATCTCCATCGGCAACCTGCACCTCGACACGAACGTCGAGTGTGCTGCCGATGGCCCATCAGACCCGCAAATCCGCCGCAACCAAGTCTTCCGTCGCCGCGCAGGCTGGCGATGGTCTCCCTCCGCGCCAGGTCGGGGCCGGAACGCATCCCGGGGTCGGCGGTGAGCCGACCCCGGGCTCTGCGCCGGGCGCCGGCGAGGACGCCGCGCCGAATCCCGACCAGGACGAAATCACGCAGGACCTGCGCGTGCACGCGGCGGCGGTCGCTGCCGGGCTGCCCGATGAGGTCGTGGCCGCGGCCTGCGGGCCGCGGGCGGAGGTCACCGATGTCCTGACCGCTCGGCGCTACGCCGATCGCTGGGTGCTGGTGGTCATGACGGCCAGGGCTGCCTTCAAGGTGGAGGTGCCGGATGCGTAACGCCGCCGGCAACAAGATGGCCTTGCTGCTGGCGCTCTGCGCCATGCCCGCACGCTTCCTCGAGGGCGCTCCGGCGCAAGAGGGCAAGCTCGTCGAGGCGCAGCTGAGCTACGAGGCCATCCAGCAGATGCTGCATGCAGCACTGCGCCGCCATTACGGGCTCGGGGACAACGAGTACGTCTGGCCAGAGGCGGTTTATGCCGACTCGGTGGTCGTGCGACGCGACGGCAAGCTGTGGCAGTTCCCCTACAGCGTGGACGACGCGAACCGGCTCAGGCTGGGCGCCGCCCGCGAGGTGGTGATGGAGCCGGTACCGGTGCGCGGCCAGCTGGTCGAGGCGGTCGCCGACGAAGCCGAGAAGCCGGCCAATCGTTTCGTGATCCGAGTGATCCGAGCAGGCCTGTCGGCCAACGGCGTCGACTACCCCACCGACGTGCTGCGCGAGTCCGCGCCGTTGCTGCAGGGCGTTCGCGTGTACGCGGTCAGCGACGCTGAGCACCTGGCCGGAGGCATTGCCAAGCGCGACGCCACCAAGATCATCGGCCGGCTGTCGGCGCCTCGCTTCGTGGAATCCGCCATCGGCGGCGAAGTGCTCGCCGATCTGACGGTCATCGAATCCACCGGCTGGGCACAGAGATTCCGCGAGGCCATCGCCGCCGGGATCCCCGATACCTACGCCTTCTCGATCGACGCCGCAGGAACGATGACCCGCAAGGGCCGGTTCCGCGAGGCGCGATCCATCACCCGATTCCACTCTGTCGACGTCGTCGCCGAACCCGGCGCCGGCGGGCAGCTCATCAGGCTGGCTGAGGCCGCCGCACACCCGCACGAGGAGAAACTCATGAACCGCGAGCAGATGCTCGGCCTGTTGAAGACGATGAACCCGGCGCGGGCCGCTGCGCTGGCGACTGCCACCGACGACGAAGTGGCGGGCGCCTTCCGCGAGGCGGTGGAGGCGCAGAGTGCCGCCGCCCAGTCCGCGGCTGCCGGAGTCGCCGGCAGCGGCAACCACGACGCAATCCAGGACGCGATCCGGATGGTCGAGGCCCGTGCCGCCGCGCGCGAGACGATTCGCCTCAGCGGCCTGCCGGCGCCTGCCATCGAGCGCCTGACGGCCCAGTTTCAGGGCGCCGATCGTTTCACGGAGGCGGACGTCAGTACCGCGATCCAGAATGAACGCGAGTACATCGGCCGCTTCTCCGAGGCCCGCATCGAGGGCCTCGGCTCGATCCAGATCGTGCGCGACCAGGCCGACAAGGCCCGGCAGCGCCTGGACGACATCTTCGACCCGAGCAAGCCGCTGACGAGCTTCCGCGAGGCGTACATCGACTTCACCGGCGACCGCCATGTCACCGGCCTGATCTCCAACTGCGATCGCCGCCGAATGGCGGAGGCGCTCGGTGGCGACGGCCGCTTCGCCGAGGCGATCTCGAGCAGCAGCTGGGGTGAGGCCCTGGGTGACGCGATCACCCGCGCGATGGTGCGTGAGTACGCCCAGTCGAGCATGTGGGACGACTGGCGCTTCCTGTGCGACGTGGTGCCGGTGAGCGATTTCCGCACGCAGCGCCGCATTCGCATCGGTGGCTACGGCAACCTGCCCGCGGTGGCCCAGGACGGGCCGTACAACGCGCTGACCTCGCCGGCGGACGAAGAGGCGACGTACGCCGCCACCAAGCGCGGCGGCGTGGAGACCGTGAGTCTTGAGGCGATCGCCAACGACGACGTCGGCGCGATCCGCCGTATCCCGGTCAAGCTCGTCGAGGCGGCGAAGCGGACGCTCTACACCTTCGTCATGGACTTCCTGGCGACGAACCCGACGGTCTATGACGGCGTGGCGCTGTTCCATGCCTCGCACAACAACCTCGGCACCGCGGCGCTCGACGCCACGACCTTCGCCGCCGCGCGCCTGGCGATGCTGAAGCAGGCCGAGGCGGGCAGTAGCGCGCGCGTGGGGCTGATCACGCGCCACCTGCTGGTCCCGACCGACCTCGAGGAGGCGGCGTTCAACCTGTTCGTGCGCAACACAAACAACGACGAGACCTTCGTGCAGAGCCGCAAGCCGCAGGTGCATGTGGTGCCGTACTGGACCGACGCCAACAACTGGTACGCGACGGCCGACAAGGCCGCGGTCCAGCTGATCGAGCTCGGCTTCTACGGCGGCCGCGAGATGCCGGAGATCTTCGTGCAGGACAACCCCACCCAGGGGTCGCTCTTCAGCAACGACCAGATCAAGTACAAGATCCGCCACATCTACGGCGGCGCGGTGATCGACTACCGCGGGTTCTACGGGGCGGTGGTGGCCTGATCCATCGCCGGGCTTGGCGCCCCATCCGCGTGATGGGGCGCCGGCCCCGGAAACCGACCCATGAGCCGGCAATCCCTCCTCGACCTCACCGCCGACCTGGTGCGCGATCGCGACCAGGTCATCAGCGCCGGGCAGTACGCCCAGGCGCTCGATGCCGCGGTGCTGCGCTACTCGGGCGACCGCCCGCGTCAGCTCGTGGAGGACCTCACCAGCGCCGGCGGCCGGCGGCTGGCTCTGCCCACCGCATGGGAGAACGGCCGCAGCCGGACCATCTCGCTCGAGTATCCGGTTGAGCTACAGCCGGCCAGCTACATCGAGTCGGGCACCTGGACCTTGTACCAGGGCGTCAGCCAGGCCGAGATCGAATTGCCGTTGTCGCTGTCGGCCGGCGAACTGGTGCGCCTGACCTACACCGTGGGTCATGTGCTCAGCAGCAATACCAACACCATCCCGAGCTCGGACCACCGCGCGGTGGCCGCGCTCGCGGCGAGCGACTTGTGCGGGCAGCTCGCGCGCTACTACGGCCAGGAGAGCGAATCCTCGATCTCTGCCGATGCGGTGGATCGGCGCAGCAAGGCCGACACCTGGCGCGCTTTCGAGCGTGACTTGCGGCAGCAGTACTTCAGCCAGCTCGGGATCACCGAGCGCGCCGGGCGCGCCAGCGGCGTCGTCGTGGCGCCGGCTCGCCCGCAGGAGCGCACACGCATCTTCGGGAGGCGCCGCTGATGCGCCTGACCATCGACTTCAGTCCACTCGTCGTGGACCTGGGCAAGCTGACGGATGCCGCCAGGAGGCGGCTACCGGCGGAGCTGGAATTGGGCGCGCTCGAAGGCGCGCTGCTCGTCCAGGGTGAGCTGATGCAGTCGCTGCCGCGCGGCGCTGGCGGTGTGGGTGGCGGTGCTGGCCTGGCCGGCAGCATCTCCTACGATCTGCAGCGCTCGGAGTCGGGCGTGCTGGCCTCCATCGGCACGCCGTTGCCCTATGCCGAGCACGTCGAATACGGAACGCGGCCGCACCGTCCGCCGGTGCAGCCGATCCAGGACTGGGTCGAGATCAAGCTCGGCGTATCCGGCGACCGGGCTCGCGGTGTGGCTTTCGCCATCGCGCAACGGATTGCCGTGCGCGGCACCCGCGCTCAGCCCGTATGGGAACCGGTGTTCACGCGCACCCAGCCGCAGTTGCGTGAGCGCGTGGCGGCCGCGGTGCAGCGTGCGACGGAGGGCCTGCTTTGAGCCTCGACATCGCCCCTGTTCGCGACCAGATCGTCAGCACCCTGAAGAGTGTTCGCGACATCGGTGTCGTACACGCTTTCGAGCCGCTGGCGACCTCGCTCGAGGGCCTGAAGCGCTACTACGTCGCGCCTGGTCTGCGCGGTCTGCGCGGCTGGTTCGTGCGCCGGGTGTCCACCCAAGAGCTGGGCCAGGTCTATGAGCGGGGTATCGAGTACACGACGTGGCAGATCCAGGGCTACATGGCCGTCGCAGACGACGGGGCATCGGCCTTGGTCGCACAGGCCCTGGTCGAGGATGTGCGCGAGGCCTTTCGCGCCAGCCCGACCCTGGGCGACCTGGTCGCGTCGCTCGCTGGCCCAAGCCAGCGCGGCGAGATCCACGTGCAGCTCCGCGAGTTCGCCACCGTGATGTTCTGCGACGTGCTCTGCCACGGCATCCGGCTCGAGCTGAGCACCGAGCGCTACCTGACCATCGAGGAGCCCTGACATGCGCATTCGCAACACCGAGTCCGGCCCGGTCATCGAGCAACGGACGGCGCCGCCGCCGAACGGCCTGTACTGCGCCCGCGACGAACACGGCGTGCCGGTGACCGAGGCCGGCCGGCTGCAGGAGCCGCCGCCCGCGCCCAAGGCCCGCAAGCCCAAGCCCATCCAGAACGAGGAGTAAGTCATGGCCCTTTCCAACCGCAAGCGCCTGTTGGCTGCCAAGGTCGAGTCGTCCTACGGCGTGGCTGCCACGCTCACCGGCGCCGAGTGCGTGCTGACCCGGGATCTCGACATCAAACCGTTCGAGGCCGAGGAGATCGATCGCGAGCTCGATCGGCCGCAGTTCGGCTCCTCCGAGAGCATCCATGTCGGCATCCACGTGGTGGTGACCTTCAAGGTGGAGCTCGTCGGCTCGGGAACCATCGGCACTGCGCCGGCGTACGGCGACTTGCTGCAGGGCTGCCATTGCACCGAGACGGTGGATGCGGCCTTCGTCGAGTACAAGCCGAACTCGGGTGACACCACCAGCGTCACGCTGCGCTTCAACCTCGATGGCATTGACCACCTGGTGGTGGGGGCGCGGGGCAGCTTCAAGATCATGATCGACGCCAACCAGATCCCGTACCTGGAGTTCACCTTCATCGGCCTCTACGCCGATCCGACCGCCACCGCCGCACTCTCGCCGACCGGGTGGACGGCGTACCAGAAGCCGGAGCCGGTGAGCTTCGCCGCCACCACGGCCTTCCAGTTCTTCGGCATCACCACCGGCTGGCAGCTCCGGAGTTTCGAGCTCGACCACGGCAACGACGCCCAGTACTTCGAGGGTCCCGGCGAGCAGCTCGTGGACGTCACCGATCGCGGCGCCACCGGATCGCTGGCCACGCTGCTGCGGGCGCTCGGCACCTTCAACCCGTTCACCCAGGCTCGCCAGAACAACACCGGCGCCCTGCTGATCACGCATGGCACGGCCGCCGGCAATCGCTGGCACCTCAGTGCACCGGCGGTGCAGATCCTGAAGCCCACCTACGGCGACGACCGCAACCGCTCGCTGATGCAGTGCGACCTGAAGTTCATCCCTACGCCGACCGGCGACGACGAGTGGAAGCTCCGATTCGCCGCAGCCGCCAGCTGATGACCTGACGAGTCGGCGCCGGCCTGTCGCTGGCGCCGACTCCTTCGTTCCACCCCGGAGACCCGACCATGTCCAAGACCACCCGTACAGCCGTTGCTCCCTTCGTTCTCGACACCGACAGCACCTTCCGCTGGCCCGTGCATGTGCGCGTGCCGGACCCGACCAACCCGGGCGGCAAGCTGAAGACCCGCTTCGTGGCCGAGTTCAAGCACGTCGACCAGGCCCGCCGTCTGGAGCTGTTGCGTGAGCACCGCGAGGCCATCGCCGAGACCCGCGACGGGGACCAGGACGAGCAGATCGAGGGGCTGTTCTCCCTCTCGCAGCGCGTCCTCGAGGAGGTCCTGGTCGGCTTCGTCGGCGTCGTCGATCGAGGCGGCAACGAGGTGGCGTTCTCGCCCGAAGCCAAGCGGACGCTGATCAGTCACCAGATGGTGTGGCCGGCGATCTACGCCGCCTACAACGAGGCGATCTCGCAGCAGGACCGCCGGGGAAACTGATCGCGCTGGCCCAGATCTGGGCCAGCGGCGAGGACACACCGGAGATCGAAGAGGAACTGGCCGAGATGCGCCGCATGGGCGCATCCGAGGCCGACATCGCCAAGCGCCGCGAGGCCTTTGTGGAGGCTGTCGAAGCACTCTGGGCCGAAGCGGTGTACCGCGATGGCGTCTGGCGCAGCCGAGGCGGCGAGCTGCTGGCCTGGGAGGTCTTGCCCGAGAACGCGGCCGCCTGGCGCGTCTTTAAGGCCTGTGAGTCCCAATGGGAGTTGCCCGGCGCCTTCGGCGGCCGTTGCACCCTGCCGTTCACCGCACTCGAGGCGACGCTGCGGATGCTCCGCGTGCCGCGCGCCCTGTGGGTGGACACCTTCGACGCATGTCGGGTGCTGATCTCGGCAGGCCGCGCCAAGCTCATGGAGCGAAAACCGAAACGGTGAGGACATGAGCGAGTACCGGCTGGCCATCGTGATCGACGCCAATGGGCGCCCGGCGCTGCAGGCGATCGATCGCGTCAGCGGAGCCACTCGGTCGCTCGGCGGTGCCCAGCAGGCAGCCGCGGCCGGGGCCGACCGCATGGCTCAGGCGAGTCGGCGGGCTGATGGCGAGATGCAGCAGCTCGGGGCAACCGCCCGCCGCGTGCAGGGCTTCCTCCTGGCGGTGTTCGGGGCAGCGGTCATCCGTGACGTGGTGCAGACCACGCTGCAGATCGACGGCATGAAGCGCACCCTGGAGGGCGTGCTCGGCAGCGGACAGGCGGCGGCCGCCGGAATCGCGTTCGTGCGGGCGGAAACCGACCGGCTCGGCATCGCGTTCACGCCAGCCCTGGAGGGATTCACCAAGCTGACGGCCGCGGCCACCGGCACGCCGCTCGCGCCGCGCGTGCAGGAACTGACCTCTGCCGTGCTGCAGGCCGGGCGGGCGTTCAACCTGGCGCCGGATCAGATCGGTGGGGCGATCACCGCGCTCGAGCAGATGATCAGCAAGGGCACCGTGTCGGCCGAGGAGCTGAAGGGCCAGTTGGGTGAACGGCTGCCGGGCGCCTTCCAGATCGCCGCGCGGGCGATGGGCGTGACCACTGCCGAGCTGTCGAAGATGCTCGAGAAGGGCGAGGTGGTGGCGACGGACTTCCTGCCGCGCTTCGCGGCCGAGCTGTCGCGCGCCACCGAAGCCAGTTCGCGCCTGGCGGCCGCGGGCCCCTCGGCCGAGCTGGCGCGCATCGGCAACGAGCTGGACCAGCTCAAGGCCGACATCGGCACGGGATTCTTCGACGGGCTGGGCGACGGGCTGTCGGAGGTGCGCGAGCAGTTGGCTGGATTCAACGCGGCTGAACTCGGCCGTGAGATCGGCCAGGCGCTCGGCCAGATCGCGCGGAACATTGATACGCTGACGGTAGCGGTGGTGGCGTTTGCCAGTGCCCAGGCCGTCGGTGCTGCGGTTACGGGGCTGCGGGCCCTCCTTGGGACATCCGTGGCGGTGCCGGCATCGATCGCTGCAGCAGGTGCTGCGTTCCAGGGCCTGAGCGTGCCGATCGCTGGGGCGACCTCGCAGATCACGGGCTGGACTCGTGCTGCTACCGTGGCGACGACCGTGGGTCGGGGCCTCTTCACGCTGATCGGCGGGTGGCCGGGCGTGCTGACGCTGGCGGCCGTTGGGATGTACGAACTGGCATCCGGTCAGTCGCAGGCGGAGAAGTCGGCGCAGGCGCTTCGCCAAGCGACCGATGCGCTACGCAACTCCACCGAACAGACCCGCGAATCAGCGCTCGCAAACCTCAAGATTACCCGTGACCAGACGAAGGCTGATCTGGATGCGGCAGAGGCGCAATTGGCGAAACTCGAAGGCCTGAGGGCGCTACGGGCGGCCGGCCCAGGCATGAGTGACGTCGGTCCGGGCGAACGAGCATTCCAGGGTGGCTTTGCGCTGGCGACATCGGTCCCCATCGACAAGCTTGAGCAAGACATCGACAAGTTGCGACGGTCTGTGTTGGAGGCCGACGCGGCTGTGGCCGAACTGACCGGCGGCCGAGAGCAGCTCGAACAGTTCTTTGCCACCTTCCAACAGTCGAAGCTCGCCACGCGCCTCCTCAAGGCGCTCGGCATCGAGATGAAGAAGGTGCAGCAGGTCACGGCGCCGGCGGCGGTAGGTGGCGGCGGCTCGGGCAAGTCGCAGCAGATCAAGGAGACCGAGCGCTACATCCAGTCGCTGCAGCGCGAGATCGCAACGCTCGGCATGTCGCGCGCCGAGCAAATCCGCTACGAGGCCGCGCAGCGCGCGTCCAAGGCCAGCACTCGCGCGCAGGCTGAGGAGATCCTTCGGCTGGGCGATACGCTGGCGCGGAAGGTCGATGAGCTTGACGCAGCGACAGAGGCCGAAAGGCGGGCCGAGGAGGCATCGCGACGCCTGGCGGAGGCGAACCGGGAACTCGAGCAAGCTACCGCCGCGTCCGCGGGCGCGTTCGCTCAACTCGAGGAGGACTTGGCGATCATCCTCGGCGGGCCGATTGAGCAGATCATGGCCCAGTACCGGCGTGCGATCGAGATTATCGAGGAGTACCGCGAGCTGCAGAGCCGGCAGATCATGCAATTCGGTCCGGTGCCTGACGAGGCGTGGCGAGAGCTGGACGAGCGCTTGGCCCGAGCTGCTCGCAAGGCTGCCCAGGTAGCCGACGAGGGACTCCGGGAGGTCGCGAGGCGCGCTGGCAACGACTTCGAGAACGTCTTTCGTAGTGCTCTGGAGGACGGTTTCGATAGCGCCAGCCTTTCGAGCTTCTGGGCCAAGATCAAGGAGGGCTGGCAGCGCGCAATCGAGGAAGGCGGCGCCCAGGGCGCGCTCAATTTCGCTGTGGGGGCAGCGAACATGCTGCAGGGCGCCGTCGGTGCTTATCAGGGCGCCGGTGGCGGCGCGCGTGGCGTGTCGGCTGCCTTGGCCCAGCTCCCCATTCCCTACGTCCAGCAGATCGCGCAGATCGCCAATGCCATCGACGCCATCGCCGGCGGCCGCCTGTTCGGGACGGACTGGTCCAGGGAGTCGGCGACGCGAGAGTTCAGCATCCGCGAGGACGGCCAGACATCGGGATCGTCGACCGAGCGCCAGGTACGCCAACGCAGCCTGTTTCGGGGCAGGCAATGGCGCAACCGCACCACCCAACTGTCGGGTGACTCGCTGGATGCGATCAACGACCTGGTCGAGAGCGCACAGCAAGCCCTGGCGGGCGCCGCCCGTGCGGTGGGCGCTGAGCTGCCGCAGCTCCTGGCGTTCGGGTTCCGCCAGGAATTCGACAAGGACGGCAACCTGATCCGTGAGGTCGCGACGATCGCCGGCCAACAGTTCAACGAAGGCCTCGAGGAGGCTGCGCAGCGCTTCATCGGCGCGAACATCCTGACGCTGCTCGAATCGATCGACCCAGCCCTCTCAGCGCTGTCTGCACGCTTTGCCTCCACGGGATCCGAGGCGCTGGACTTCGCTCAGGCGATGCTGGCCGCGCAGATCGACATCCGCCAGGGCATGGGACTGCTGCAGGACGGCACCTTGACCGAGATCGGCGAGCTCATGACCAGCCTGCGGAATCCTGGTGAAGCGCTGATCGAGACCTACGCGCGCCTGCGGGCCTCGTCTGACCTGTATCGACAAGCGCTCGGCATCATGGACGGCGCTCTGGTCGCCTCCTCTGCGGAAGTGGTGGCTTTCGCCGCCGGCGCCATCGATGCGCTGGGTGGGCTCGACGCGGCGGCCCAGCAGCTCAACGTGGTGCTAACCACCTTTTTCACGGACGCCGAGCGCGCGACGTTCCGCCTGCAGGACGCACAGTCGCGCATTTCTCGGCTGTCCGGGGAGCTGGGCGTCGCCGGCGTCAACGAGGGGAACTTCCGGTCGCGGTTCGAGGCCGCCCGCGCGGCTGGACTCACTCCTGAGGAGTTTGCCCGCTGGGTTCAGCTTGGCGTGGCCATCGCCGACGGCGCCCAGGCCGCGCGGGACTACGCCGCAGCGATCGGGGTAGTCACTGAAGAGACGAATGACCTGGTCGTCAACGTGACGGACCTCGGCGAGGCCTCGCAGGAACTGAATCGCGCACTGGAAGCCTTGGGTGTCTTCGCCGGTGACATTTCTGCCGAGCTGCAAGCCTTGCGCAGGGAGGGAACGGACGAGTTCGTCTCCGGCGTACAGGATGTGGAGGCGTGGGTGCGCGACTCGACTGCCCGAGCCCACGAGCTGGCTCGTGCAGCCGGCCGGCAAGCTGCCTCCGAAGAGACGCTGGCGCAGATTCGCGAGATCGCCGCGATAAGGATGGGGCGGGCGATTCTGGCGCTGGAGCGGGCAACGGTCGGGCTGATCGAGCAGCTGTACGCTGCGGTGGATGCAGCGGAGGCCGTCGATGGCCCGGACCTGACACGCTCGAACGATCCGCTGGCCTTCGTGGCCTTGCTGGCGCGTGGATTCGAAGAGATCGAGGAGACCGTCGCCGCCATCGATCCGCAGCGCTATCAACAAGCGCTCGAGATCGCTCGCAACCTCTTCAACCTGCAGTGGGCCACCGGTGATGACGCGCTGGATATCGGCGAGCGGCTCGGATTGCCCTTCGATCGCTTCCTGCGCGACCTCGGCATCGATCTGGCGGCATTGACCGATGCGGCGAACTTCGATGGCCTGGTCCAGGCGGCGCGTACCTTGGGCGTGGAGTTGCCGGCACTGGCTGCCCGGGTAGGGGTCGACATCGGCAGCCTCGCAGATGCCGGCAGCCTGCTCAATGACGCCTTCGAGCGCGTGCTGGGACAGCTCAACGAGGGTCAGCGCGGACCGATCGAAAGCCTGCTTCGCCAACTCGAGACGGCAGCGCCTGCCGACCGTGGGGCCTTGCTGACGCAACTGGGTGAGCTGGTGAACCAGTTACCGGCCAATCTACGCGCACTCTTCGCTCCCTTGCTTGACGACGTCGACGTGACTCCGCCGGAGGTCGAAATGGTGGCGGTCACTGAGCGGGTGGAGGTCGCCGTTAACGCCGGCAACACGCTGCTATCGCAGATCCTGGCAGCGATCGAGCGCGACACGGTGCCGAAGCCTGGTCGGGGTGATGGCCTGAAGATCGGCGAGAGCCAGTCTGCCAAAGGTGGAATCGACATCCAGCCGCTCGCCACCACCATCGACGCCGCGAAGACGGCGCAGGTATCGGCGATCAACGGTGTGAGTCGCGACGTGATTGGGGTGCAGGCGGCTGTCGCACGCTCCCAGACGGTGCTCGAGCAGCTCCTGGAGGAGTTCCGGCGTGCCGAGGAACGGCGCAGCGTCCGGGGTATGGCGTGAAGATCCTCGCCGCCGAGATCGACTTCGCGGACGGCATGGCTTATGTGGCCACCAGCACCTTTGCCACCGCTGCTGGCGACACGCCCGCGAACCAGCTCTTTCGCGGCCGCCTGAAGGACGTCGCCTTCGAACGTGCCGTGAGCTTCGCCGTGTGGCGTGGCGGCCGCCAACTGGCCCCTGTGGTGCAAGAGCTGGTACTTCTCAATGCAGACGGCGCGTTGGACGGCTGGCTCGATCGAGGGCTTAGGGACCGGACGGTGATCCTGAAGGTGGGCGTCGAGGGCACCGCCTACAGCACCTGGACGGTGCGCGCGCGGCTGACGGCCGACAAGATCGTCCAGGCCAATCTCACCACACTCGTGATCCGCTTCCGAAGCAAGTTGCAGCGGCTGGAGAAGCAGGCAACCGCGTCCTGGCCGGTCAGTACACCGAACACAGAGCTGCGAGGTACCCGCAGCCCGATCGCCATCGGCAAGTTGAAGTACGCGGGTGGCGTTCTGTGGCAGCACCTCAGCAACTTCGAACGCTTCCATGCGGTGTCGGACTGGCCGATCCACTCGATTTCGCAGTGGTGGAGCCGGTACACCTTCGGAGTGACGCCCGGTTACCACGTGCAGGGCTATCCGCAAGAGATATACGGTCTGCGGCGGCGGACCACCACGTCCAATCTCGGCCCGGATGACCGGATGTGCCTAGAGATGCGGGGAGCGGGGCGGCTGGGGACTGACGTGCTCGCGGCGATCGGTGACTTCAAGAGCTGGACCGGGGGTGATCCAGACGGATGGTCGGTGACGCGTGGCGCCGGTCTTGTCTACGAGGATCCTACTGACTGCGTGCGCTTGGATGGCGAGGACGTCTGGATCGCTTGGACGGGGCTGACCTTGGGTCAGGCCTATCAGATCGAGGTGCTGACCCGCTCGGTGGAAGACGGGGTCTGGCAGATCCAGAACGGCGCTACGGTGCTGCATTACCAGCCCTTTGACGCTAACTTCCAATTCTCTCCGCGGGTGTGGCGCGTGAGCTTCGTTGCTTCGAACGCGACGGTCTCAATTGGCGTGCCAACATCAGCGACCGGGGACGTCTCGATCGATCACGTGCGCATCTGGCCTATCACGCCGGTTGACCGGGTCAAAGACTGGTTCGAGCACATCTGCATCGATCGGGGCGGAATGGTCAGCGACGACGTGGATTCGACGTCGCTGACGGCCCTCGAAGCGGCGAAGCCCTACGACATGGCGTTTGCTGCCGAGCAGGGCGTTGATCTGCATGACCTGCTGTGGCGCGTGCTGGACTCGCTCAATGCCGGCGTTTTCGAAGGAGTGAATGGCAAGCTCAAGGTGACTCGTCTGGTGGACCCGGCTGGCGAGCTCGCGATCGGCGACATCATCGACGATGACCTGGCTGTAGGTTGGCAGGGCGAAGACGACGACATGGACGGGCTGTCGACGACGCTGACCTACGGCGTCAACTACGCTGCACTGTCCGAGAGCGAACTGCAGAGCCTGCAGGCGGCCCTGACGATTCCGGCGGCGACCGTCGAGGCCCTGAAGCGTCGCGATCGCAAGGCGTTCAGCACCACCTCGCCGCATAGCCATTACGCGCGCGCGGCTGATGCGGACCCGTCTCCGAGCCTGCTGCTGGAGACCGCAGATGCCGTGGCCGAGGTGTCGGGGCGGTGCGCACTGGCGAGCACGCGAAGGCGTTTCTGGTCCGCCACTCTGAAGGACAAGGTCAAGTTCGCATCCATCGAGCCTGGGCAGATCTGGAATGTGACCAGCGCTCGCTGGGGGTCCTTCAAGGTGTTCGTTGCGCTGGTCAGAGGCACCCTGAGGGGATCTGAGCCGGTGCTGCAGATTCGAGTCTGGAGGTGACCGTGAGCGGTTCCATGCTGTCGTTCTTCAACTACGTCGACCGAGCATCGATCTCGATCAGCGCATCGCCGGCGGCGCTGGGGTCGCTCCCTACGTCAAACCTGAAGACGCCCTGGTTCGACGGCATCGCCCGCGGGGCATCCAGCAGCTACACCTTCACCCTCGAATGGCAGCAGCGGCCAGCTATCACCAACGACCCGGGGGACGTCACTGACCTGGTGGCGCTACTAGGCGTGAACTGGCGATCCCAGTTCTCGGCGGACCTGAGGTGGTGGAACACGGGCGGGTCCTGGAGCAGCCCTGCCGGCCAGACAACACAGCTCTTCTACTACAGCGCCACTCAGGCGCCTTGGATCGGCCGCATTCCTCGCAACATCTTCCTGCCGCTGACGAGCCAGGTCTCCGCGCAGTTCTGGCGGATGGACGTGACCCTCGGGTATTCGGCGGATGGCGCGGCGTGGGCATGGGAAGCGCGGAGGCTTTGGTCGGGTCCCGCGTTGCGCCTATCCATGCGACTGCCACAGCCGAGTCGCTACCAAAGCACGCGCGAGGCTGTGCTCAACGAGACCGCCATCCCCTCGGTGACTGATGGCCGTACGTATCGCCGGGTGCCATTCGCTGGGCGAGCGCTCCCGCAGGTGTCTGTGTACGGACCCACGCTGACAGGCGTCGACTCGCTGCATCAGTTCCTCTACGAGCGAGGCCCCGAGAGCGAGATGATCTATCTGCCACGACTGACCTCGGCGTCGCCCTTCGCGAACCAGGTGCAGCTCATGAGCCTTTACGGCCGGCTGGTCGGCGAACTCGAGGTCACGCTTCTCAAGGGCAGTCGATTCGATCTCGCCGGAGTGATCCAAGAGGCGCCTTCGCCACTGCCGTGGCCTCTCGGACCTCCGGCGTGATTCTGCGCAGCGAAGAAGTGTTCGCACGTACCGAAGTTTTCGATGCGCGCATTTTTGTCAGAATCGAGGCGGATTTTTCTCGCGCGGCATCAC